GTGGCAAACCAAAAGGGCTCGCCAAACAAACCTATACAACCAGCAAGCAGACGCTTGTGTGCATCTTTTGATGCCATAAAGTAAAGCGAGCCTATACCACAGCAAGTGAGTATTGCTTGGGATATGTAATCAAACATCTCAATTGATGACATAATTATATATCGCCTCCCAGTTCTTCATAATTTTAGCAGGGCCACTGTAATCCATATTGTGACCGTGTTCTACTAATATACTATCTAGTCCACACGCTGAACCTATATCAGCGTTTGCTGGCTTGTCTTCTATCCATACATGACCTTGATAGCGTGATCCGTAGTCTGCTAGTACCTCATCCTTGTCAGCACCGCAGTCTAAGAATACAACCTCTTGGAATGTATTAGGACCGAATATCTTTGCTAGATTACGTTCACGCAGCTTCTGTGCATGAGGATCTAATGAAAGACTTGTAATACAAATAAACTTGTATTGGTGTTGCTCATGTAGCTTCTTAATAAAATACTGAGCGTCTCGTAACGGAGGGAGGAACCCTATCGCTGCTGACTCGTTAAATGTCCTTACTAGAGTCTTTCCTATTGACCAGTCGATTCCATACATCTCTGAGACTTTGTAATGGCCTTCTTCCTTGACTGTGTGACCGTGGTGTTCCATCCAACTGTGAAACGCCCATTCCCAATCGAGTGCGCATCCGTCGCAATCCGTTAATATTACTTTTTCTGTTTTCATTTGATTTCCTCAAAAATTCCGAATATTGTTGTCTTTGTCTTGTTCTATTCACCTTTTACCTCACAGATTCTTGTCAAAACCTTGTGTTCCAAATCCCAATCCATTTGTTTCATGGTTCTAGGTGATAGATCTTTAGATTCTTTTATTGTAATGTTTAGCTCCTCCTTGATAAAGTCTTTAGCTAAATGATACTGTAACGACCATGCTTCCTTTTCCCACGGTTGTTTACTATATGCCAGACCAGTCATTTCTTCACCCATCCAAAATTCTCTCCTTTGACGGGTTACAAGATGTCTGCGGCAATATTGTTTCAGGTGCACAAGTTCATGGGCTAAATAAGAAACATAATCATATAGATTGCCTCTGTTATGAAGCTCAATCTCAAATTCATTTTTTTGCACGTGCAAACAATATCCTGCCGCATCCTCTATCAAAAGATTACGTATGTTTATATCTAAATCCAACGATCTTTTACGTGGGAGGAGCTGCTTAATAATATATCTAGAAGCTCGTTCCGTTAGATTACGCTGGGTTTTAGTTCCGCCTCGTAAGCTAATTTTAATCATCTATGTTACCATAGTAAGAGGTTCCTACTTGACGGAAACGCTTGCCGTCAGCAGTTTTGATTTCCTGTACTTTACCATTAGCTCCTGCGTGTACCTTAGCATTGAGTTCATAGCCCTCACCAACAACATTGCGAGCAAGCAAATCAAATTTAATAAACTTATCGCTTGACAATATAGCACCTAGGGTAGTAGGCTTATAGCTAGTAACTTCTCTAAGAGTAGCTGCTGATTGTAGTTTACCATCAGACTTGAGATCATGTCGATCCATACCATTGGCCATTTCCCAATTAGATAGACGTGAACCGACGACTGAGGTTGTTGCTTGAGCTGAAAATTGATTCCACATAATATTAAGTCCTTACAATTAATAACAAAAAAATGCCCCCGTTGCCGGGGGCTAAGGGTTTGCTTAGGGAGAGGAAGACCCTAAGCAGCTTCAACAAATACTGAATCAGTTTCAGTAGAGTCTACAGTCAAAATAGCCTCAGGCCGTTTGTAACTGTCATACTTGCGAATCTTGGACTCGCGGGACTTGTTCTGATATGGCTTGACCTTAGTGACAAGTCCTGCATTAGTGCGAGCATCAATAAAGAGCTGCATATCTGCATCTTCTTCCAGGAAGACATACTTGTCTGACTGATAAGAGTAAGTAGAAACCAGAGAATGAATTTCCGTGAACGGAGCAAACTCTGAATGTGGTACACGTAACCAGCCGTGTCCAGGGTCTTGAATGTAAGCGAATGTACGCATATTAAGTGTCCTCCTAGGACTTTATTGAAAACTTTTACTTTATACTGCTTATTATACACGAATTTTCCGAATTGTCAAGCATTTTCTTCCACTAAAAGCGCTTGACAATCAAGCACTTACACGATAGGTAATATTCTTTTTCAGATCCCATTTTTCGAGGATTGGGCCACATGGACCCTCGTCTACTATGATATAAGCGACTGTTTTTTTGACATTCGCATATCTATAGCCCCACATACCGCAAACGCCCTCGCCTCCTACCCAAACCTTATGTGGATAGAATGCTCGGTTGCCAGTGAATTCTGGACAGTCATTAACTGAATACTCAAAATAGTTTCCGGTGTCTTTCTCATAGAAGACACCAATTGGGTTTTTAGTGTAGGTGAAATATGGCATAATCTTTCCTCTTGTTTGATTTTATAGTGCTTATTATACAGTAATTTTCCGAAAAGTCAAGCATTATTTTCACTTTTTACCAACTTTCCACTGAGCTAGGTCATTGATTTCACACAACTTTTTTAACGAGAAATCAATGACTTACGAACCTAGCTCAAAATGTAGGAAATTATGTGTGTGTGGACTCGTAAATTTCTCCTAATTTCACTATAGGAAGTGAATAGTTTTGTAACTCATTGTTTCGTAAGAGGATTTCGTAATCCTCAGGGTGTACAGGTATATACTGTAACTTATTGTTTTCATTATAGTTTTCAAGATAACGTGTAATACGTTCATTGATTGATAATTTAAACATAATTTACTTTCCTCTTTTGGTTGTTTACAGTGCGCACTATACAGCCTTTTTCCAAAAAGTCAAGAACTAAAAGCGCTTATATAACAATGACTTATAAATAGTAACAAAATCAAGGAGTTACCAATGGCCGATGATACTTCATATGCTGAATCAGCTCAAGCACTATTTTGTGCTATGGCGGACTATTTAGGCAAAACAGAAACAACAAAGCTAATGGATATAAAAAAGTATCCAGATCTCGATTCCTTAATGGAAAACAATACACTTAAAAAAGCTATGGATAAATCATATCCTCGAATCTATGCCCACTATAAAGGTGGTGCTAAATTTTCATTAGATCAAATAACAGAATGGTTGGGCGACCCCAAAAATAAAAAATGGTATACTTCTACAGTTCTAATCGCCAAGAAGATGATGGAAGAGATATCCTCAATAGATTCAGACTTTAAAGACATTGAGTCTGCAGACTTTCAGAATTTATATTATTTTAGAGGTGATGATGAAGTAATGACCAACATAGAAGCACTTTTTAAAATAGCAAATGAGGCTGATGTGGTTGCAGTAGGAGGCACCATGAAGTTCGGTGACGTTAATAAATGGTCGCCTGCTGATATATACTTTGGTAGCAAAAAAGCTAAAAGTACAATAAAAGCAACAATAAAAGAATACAACACACCAAAAAGTAAAAAGGCTTTTAGTTTTACACTGTTAAATGGTATGATAGGTGATCTTATTGATTCCGGTGATTTACTACCGCTATCACTGAAACAGGCTGCTAGTTCAGTAACCATTAAAGAAGTCAACTTTGTGAGATCAGATGAAGAAAAATATATAAACAGCTTGAAAATAAAAGATATCGTCTGGACTCCTTATAAAGTATTGCCTTTTGAAAAATGGAAGGCCACACCAAAAAAACAGGCAAGGGACTTACAAGTAAAAATATCGGTGGGTCCGGTTACTGGCACATTAAAGTTTAGACATGATCCTTCAAGTAAGAAATACGCGGCAGAGTATATACCTGATAGAGGTAACGCTAGAGAAGGGCAGATAGGTTCAGCTGATCTTATATCTAAGGTTATGGAAACCTTAGATACAACTGCTGCCGCTAAGTTCAAACGTGAATATGATAAAGCATTCTTAAAATTTAAAGATGAGATGAAAACTTTGACTCCACAAAAACAAGCATTATCTAAAATTAACCCTGGAAAATATAACAAATTCAATTGGGCAAGAGGTAATGTGAGTGCAACAACAATAATGGCAGCGACTGGTCCTGTGCTAATGGAATTTTTTAAAAGCAAAAACGGATTGAAGTTTGCAAAATTAGTATTTGAATATAGCACATCCAGATCTATCGCTTCAGGAAAATTTGTAATAGCCAAGTAATGAAGTCTTATTTTATTTTCAACACCAGAGATGGCTACTATCTAGTAGAAGCAAAGGACGTAGAGAGTGTTCCTAAACCTAGGGAGCTTGTCCGTCGTGCCAATGCTGTTGAAGTGTTGCGTGAGTATGCTGAGAAGGAAGGTATAGAGTTTTCTACTGACAAAGCACGTAAGCGTAGTAAACACACACAGGAGACAAAGGATAAGATCAGTGCTGCTGTCAAAGCCAATCATGGACACAAGAATGGTTTGAAAGAATCACACCGCCTAAAGATCAAAAAAAGTAGAACAGGACAAAACAGAGGCACTGATAATAACTTTTGGAATAGGAAACATTCCTATACTACAAAACTAAAAATGTCTAAGTCTAGATTAGCAAGAGGCAAATACAAATATATTTGTAACCCTCAGGGTTACACTGCTATACCAGAGAATGATCCTGTGCCTGAGGGTTATCAATTAGGTAAGTTCTACGATCCGTATAAACCAAATTAGATCGTATACTCAAAGTTATACGATTCTTCATTTTCCTGTATTAGAATAGCACCGTTTTTTGTGTGAAATCTTCTAGCCATTACTGTTTTAGGTGACATTGTTACTACTCTAGGTTTATTCTGTCCCGTTCTTCTAATTTCTTTTCTAATATTTTCTATCAAACCAGCTATCAATGTTCTTCCAGCGCCAGGTGCATATGACCAAATAGTATAAGGTACCATAAAATACTCTTTGTTATTTTTTCCGTATGCTATTTGTTCAAGCTCATCCTCATTTTTAGGTATGAAATAACCATTAGCTACACAAATTATAGCTTTAATATCGTTACCATCTACAAGTGAATACGAACGTCTACCAAGACTAGAACAACATCTAAATTCTGCCGTTATATTAGGTCTAACTTTATCATCTTTTATGTAAGACTCTAATTGTTCTGCAAGCATCTCTTTTATTTGCATAATAACAACCTAGTATATTTTTATAATATGATACACTACTGGCTCTATGAATTTCAATTCGTGTACTCTATTTTCCAAATCAATCCAAACAAAATGTTTCGGTGAATGTTTTGTAATCTTTTTAGCAGGAAAGGATTTTTCAACGGAACCTTCTGTTACGGTACCATCCGGTGAAGTAATCTTTTGCCCTGGATAAAAAATGTTTAGTAGATACTCCTCTCTCCAGAGTTTTATCCACCAGTCATGCAGCTTTCTTAGCATTCTTTCTAGTCCTCTTCTTAACTACCTTATTGTATTCAGTTATACCTATTAAAGGTAATACCTTTTCCAATTCGGGGTATAGCTCTAAGAGTGTCCCATCTTTAACTGCTGTGAGTATTTTTGCTTCTTTATGATGAATAGCTTCCAAGGTATTGATCCACTGTTGCTCACGCTTGACAGGAGACAGTGCGTTCATATTACTACCAGGAGTAGTAAATCCTATTACCCTACGCCATTCTAACACCAGTGTAGTTTGTCCCATACCTTCAGGAATATCTTCCTGAAGTTTAGTTAAATCAGGCATACCCTCAGGTAAATTCCAATCTGGTTTTTCTGCACCCACACCCATCCTAACAATGGGAACTACCGGTTGACATTCTCTGGCCCATTCTTTCAATCTTTCAGCTTTATCTTTAGCTGATGCTGCTTTGAATACCCAAGTAAATCCTTCATCTATCTGTCTAAATTTTTGTGCCATTAGAAATCTCCAATACAATCCATCATGTTTTTCATTTTGTTCTTGATAAAAAAGTTTAGCAACCCACTTTTATCTCTACCTTTTTGTAATTCGTAACTATTTATAATGTTATCTTTAATCTCCTGAGGAGTTTGTGTGAGGTCAACAAGCATACGATTACGATTGTATCCGTGTGACATATCAGCCGTAACCCATTCCTCAGGCGGCTTAGACTTCCACTCTGCAAGTAAATGCTTACGTATAGGTTTCTGCCTAATGCCTTCTACAAAACAATCATCAGGTGATAACATATTAGGAATGCCGTCACCCTTATCTCCTGTAATAATATGTTCCATCAGGACTTCATCTGCAGGACCTTTAATTTTAATCCACTTCTTAAATGCAGGTGCAAACTGTTTCACGTTGTCCCATTTCTGTAACTGATTGAAGTCATGGTCACCACTGATAATAAGAAAAGGTACGGATGTTGGGTCACCAAACAACTGGTCAGGTTCTCCTAATTTCTGACTATGTTCAGCAAGGGTACCGATAACATCATCGGCTTCTGCACCGGCTACATCAATAACAGGATATGGGAATACTTCATCCAATTCTCCTTTTATGATATTTAGAGCTTCAAATATAGCATTCCAGTCAAAATCAGACTTTTCCCTGTCTTTCTTACGGTGTGCTTTATAGTATGGAAATATACCACGTCTCCAATAATGTCTATTATCGCAAGCAATAACAAGATCACCAAACTCGTTACCAAACCTAACTTTATAGGAACGCAAGGTATTGATTATCATATGGCGTAATAGGTCTACCTGTACATCTACTCCGCCACGATGACCAATCTCAGCCATAAAATTTGCTATAGCAACTTGATTAAAATCTACTACAATTAATCCCTTTCTCATTTGATTACCCTCAGCAAAATCATTGTTGCTTGTACACGGGATTTGGCTGGAAACTTCTTGCCTCGTATCTTATCCATGAATCCGTGTAAGCCATTCTTACGACATTCCATGAAAGACTTAACTAGCTCTTCCTTACGGACTGTCTTTTCGTATGATTTACCAAGGGAGTAATTGTCAATAACTGTACCTTTAACACCCAAAGTGTTGGCATACTCTGACGCATACACACCAATACGCTTACGCTTAATGTCATACACCCATACCTCACTAGCGCCTATGATCTCAACAGGATCAATTGACTTATATTCCTCGTGCTGTTTGGTGTACTTCAACCTACGTACAAGTTTATTCTTGTCAACAGGACGCTTACGTCTGATACGTGTAATCTTTTTAGCCTGCTTAGTTTCCATGAGGCCTGTAGTAATACCATCAAAGAAAGCTAGCAAGTGTTTAAGTGTAGCTCTTTTAACGTGTGAGTACCCTTCTGCTAACTGCTCGTCTGTTCCCTCAGCGAGTTCTCTAAACTCCATAGCAAACTCATCTACAATAGTAACAGCTTGACCTGTCTCAGCATTGTTGAGTTTGAATGATTCTACAAAATCCTTGTAGTTTGTCATCTGTGTGCCATGAATGATGCGTTCAATAGAATCGTCTACACCTATAGCAAACTGATTGAGATTCTCTCGTATGTTTACAACTTTGGGTTTTTCTTCCTTTTGTTCTATATAGGAAGATGCTTTTGACAGCCAAACATCTTTCTGCTGTAGCATGAAGTTTAAGGTAGATTCTGTCAACCAACCCAACTTGTTCCAGCAGTAGAAATATTTAGCAACCGGATGGAAAGCAGTATCAGGCAGGGTTAGGATTTTAGATACAGTATCTTTATCCCAATTTACCTTCGCCCACTTCTTAAAATGTACGACACCTGCCTTGTCTTGTATCTCATAGTGTGCGAAATACAGACAGTAGTGCAGTGCTTTTTCTCGTTCTGTTTCATCGGTGAGCAACTTAAATTCTGCCCACTTAGGTTCTGGTAACACATATGTGCTACGTGTTCGTTTTGCTTTTGCCATGGAAGGACTCCTTCATTATCTCATCTATAATTATAAGACAAAATAATGAAGAAGTCAAGTGTTTTTTTATAAAACTTTAAAATCTATGATTTTATCGTGCTTGATAGTTCTCCAGCCATTGTTTACAGTGTCAAAAACTGTAAAACAACCTTGTGGCGGAGTCTTTTGTCCTTTTACGGTGGGTACCACTGATTCTTCCAGGGTGCAGGTCAAGTTACGGATAGAACCGTCAACTTTTTGAAAGGTAAATTGACAACTTCCGGCAACTAAATAACTTTTTACTTCGGAGTGCCAAGACTCTTCATTTCTGCGGGGGTGAAATTGTGTTACATTAGGCATCATTTTTTCCTTTTTTATCTATTAACCAACTCAATTTGCTTCTTAAACTTCTGTCTAAACGATTAAACTGTTCCACTTCTGTATCAGTCAAATCAGACACGCCATCACCATCTATATCAGGATCAATACCAAAATCTTCTGGTTCAGGCTCTACATTATCAATTGTGACAAAGGATATTTGTTCACCTCTACGTTGTAATAATGACTGGTTGGCCGCTATCACAAGTAAAATTGCTAATGGGTCAAACACTAACACTATTAATATTACTACAATTCGTACCGTGTTGTCAAGCATTTCTTCAGGATTTTCATATATAAGTGCCGCAATGTATTTTACCGGGCCAACTTCTGCTTCTTGCTGTAATGCCGTCTGTCTAAGTGGCCGTAAATCATCCTCAAGTGATTCAATATTCTGAATTGCCTGCTCAATAGAAGCATTGAGTCCTTGTCTTTCTTCTGCCTGTGAAGCTCTAACGGCCAATGCACCATCAGGGCCTCGTATCCTATCGTAGTCTTGGAGAATTTGTACAGAGGCATCTAAACTAGTAATGACATTCTCAGCATCCGTGATGACACGCCTCTCGTTGCCTATTCTCCTTTCAATGCTCTCTATCTGTAGAGCATTGTCGCCACCCATTGTAATAGTTTGTTCAATATGTGCTTTAGATAGGAACCCATAGATTCCCATACTTGTAATAAATGATAACACAATTACAGATAAAGTCAAGTAGACCTTATGTAACAACTTTGCTGTTTGCCAGTTCCGGTATACCCAGGATGCTGTGACTAGTTTAGCTACCTCAAGTACCACACCCATAGTTAGAATAGGTACAGGCACTCCTGGAAAGATTGCCATGAGACCTACAATTGAAAACCACCCTGCTACTACAGATACAGAAAGTGCTGATAATATCAATAGTGATATGAAGAACATTTAGGTTTCCACTCTTTAGGAACAAAATCAGCCAATGGCTCTTTGTTCAGTCTTATGTTTAGCATGGAGTTTAGACATTTCGGATCGTGACGTTGTTGCCACTGTAATAGAAACTCCTGCATCTTAGCATGAGACTTCTTCTCAAACTCAGCAATAGTTTCCTTTGTAAGTTCACCCTCATATTCTGTAACATACTTAGAACTACCATAATATTTTTCATAAAGCCTCTGTGTTTTGCCAGAGTATCCTATATAATAATTACCATTAGGAAAATATGTGCAATAAACTCTATGGATTTGTTTCTCTTTCGGTTTCCGTGTTTTCTTCCTGGGCATCAAGTGTATCCTCATCATTAGATACACTATTTATATCCTTATTTTTACCGAAAATATTTTCCCAGTTTTCGTTGTATTTGGATTGATCTACTTTTCTAAACCAATCACCTTTCCCACCGTGCCATTTTCCTGACATGATCAATCATCCTCAAAATCCAGTTCATCTACAAAAAGTCTTTCTGCACAAAACACACAAAAGAGTGGTTCGTCAATATTATCGTCCTGGTCATAGGTAACCGTGAATTCGCCACCACAACGCTCACAATAATTTTCTATTCTTTTTTTATTTGACATACTTCTATTCCTGCCTCTTGTAAAAAATTATATCCGCTTCCCTTTGAAGCGTTGTATTCATTTATATAGTACACTTGAGAAATGCCTGCCTGATAAATGAGTTTAGCACATTCAATACAGGGATAGTGTGTTACAAATAATGTAGCACCTTCACTAGAATCTGTTGACTTGCACAACTTCATCAGGGCATTTGCCTCTGCGTGTAATACTTCTGGTTTAGTTCTCAAATACTTTTGATTAAACGTGAGTGTATAATCTAAATCTTCTGTTGATGTTTCGCACTCGTTGCTCCAACCAGAGGGCATACCATTGTAACCAATAGAAAGTATCCTGTTGTCTTTTACAATGACACACCCTACTTGTAGTTTCTTTGCTGTAGATAGTTTTGCTGTTTCTTCTGCTATCTTAGCGTAATACTGTAGCCATTTTAGGCCCATATTTCATCCCAGGTACCTGTTGTGGCACCACGTGCATAGTCTGTTGCTCTGTTCTCAAAAAAGTTTGTGTGAGTAGGAGCATTAATCATAGACTCAACCCACAGTAAAGGATTCTTTTTCGCTTTGAAAATACCTTTGAGTCCCAGAGTAATCAGTCGTCTGTCACAAATATATCGAATGTATTTTTTAACATCATCACTAGTCAGGCCTTCCATCGGACCCATAGCAAATGCTAGGTCAATAAACTTGTCCTCAAGCTCTACCATCTTTTCAGCAATAGTGTATATCTTTCCTTTGAGGTCGTCATTCCAAATGTCAATATTCTCGTTCACATACTCACGGAACAATTTAATCATATTCTCAGCGTGTAATGTTTCATCTACAATTGACCACGTAACAATCTGTCCCATGCCCTTCATCTTACCATGTCGTGGGAAGTTCAACAACATAATGAAAGAGGAGAACAACTGCATACCCTCAGTAAAAGCAGAGAAGGCTGCAATGTTAGTAGCAATAGTAGAAGTATCCTTTCCTGCTGTTGATAAGTCCATAAAGTATTCGTGCTTATCTTTCATAGCATCGTACTCAAGGAATTCGTTGTACGTAGACTCAGGCATACCTAATGTTTCAATGAGGTGACTGTATGCTGCTACGTGCAATGCCTCTCTTGCTGCGAATCCTGCAAGCATCATACGGACTTCAGGTTGCTTGAAGTATGGGAGATAGTTATTAACATATCCACCTGCTACGTCAATGTCACCTTGTGTAAAGAAACGAAAGATGTTTGTAAGAAAGGCCTTTTCCTCATTTGATAACTTATTCTTCCAGTCTTTTACATCTTCTGCCATAGGTACTTCTGTGTGTAACCAATGGGACTGCTCGTGCTTCAACCAGGCATCATATGCCCAAGCATAGTTAAAAGGTTTAAAATATGATCTTTCTTCTGTTAGTTTTTTCATTAGACTCCTAAATCCTCTACGCCTGCTCTGTTAAAAGCCCAGGCTCTCTCCTTACACCAAAAACAAAAATTACATCTTCCAGGGTGTCCTAAGTTTTCGGGTGGTAATATACAACTCCTAGTTCTTCTTCCTAGTTCTCTTAAAACATCTGACTTACCCATTTCAACTAGTATATTCATTGTTTCGTCTTTTGTCAAGTCTCTAAAGGGTATAAAGCCTTCAGTAGTAGAACCTTCATGTGTTATTAATCTGTCATATATTTTATATGAACCCTCTTCACCTGTTCTTGGACGATACGGCCAAGAAGTTTCATCAGGTTCAAACTCTCTTTTAACTTCATCACTAGGCCACAAATTCTCACCGCCATATATAATATCAGCTAAATGATTATCAACAACTGCCTTCAGGCATCTCAGAGATACCCATATATCTTCTTCTCCTGGTATAGCAGGACCACCTAAAACTATAGGTTCTCTAACATCACCACCAATTTCATCAGCAACATATTCTAACACAGAGGTAGAATGAGGTACAGAACTATCTAATTTCGGTCCTGTAAAAGCTATACACTCCTGTCCTCTTTTAACACATTCACTGTAAACCAAGTACCAAAGAATTGCACTGTCAATTCCCCCTGATACCATTACGCCTATTTTTTTATTCTCAGGTATATCTATAATCATTATTCAATTCCTGTATCTACAAGTCCCAACTCATTAAATGCCCATTCTCTTTCTTTACACCACCAGCAAATACCACATCTACCTCTATCTTGTTCTGTACAAGTGTGCGTAATAGGCATAATTTCTTCAGCAATCCCCAAGTCAAATGCTAGTTTAACTGTTTCTGTTTTATACCAATCAGCAAAAGGCCAGGCTACCCAATCATAATCACTTTGTTTAGGAACATACCTATCATTAGGTAAATACTTATCATGCGGACACATCTCGTCCTGATTGGGTGGATACTTATTCATACCACAGAATATAAAATCAGAATACTTTTCATCAAGTATTTCCCGTACACCGCTTGCTACATAATCAGAAGTATTTTCTGAATTCAAATTACCGACGATACGTGTAGGTGTAAATTTTGTATTTGTTTTATTTGCATACCATTTCAATACAAGGTTTGCATAGTGTTCAGCTCCGTCTAACTTGGGTACAGTGTAGGCAACACATTCCTGTTCTCTTTGTACACAAGCTGTTTTAACCATGTACCAAAGAACAGCACTATCCCAACCACCAGACACAACTACACCTATTCTTTTATTGACAGGTATATATTTGTTTATATCAAGCTGGAGCATCAGTTACACAGGCTTAAGCGGAATTAAAGCAGCAGGTGTTCCTATATCTTGAACAACTGACTTTTCTTTATGGGTTAGATATAGTTTATTAATTGCTGTATCCCTAGAACCACAAGTATCAGCACAGTAGGCTAATTTACCGCTTCTAGTATCGCTACCATCCTGAGATTTTTTATGCCACATTTCAAACATATCTTCACCGAAAACAATATCATCTATTGATTTTCCCTGTAATACTTTAAATTTCTCTAACACCGGAGCCCAGGCTTTTTTCATTTGCTGTGTGGCATAGTTATAGTGTACTTCAACAATTTGTCCGTGTACATAACAACAAGGATATACTATGCCATCAGAACCTAAATAAACTGAATGATAGTCCGGATAAGAATCTCCGTACCAATCTTCAACACCAAAAGATCTACACCGTATACAAGATTCATTTGTATTTTTTTCAATGTGTTCTTCTAATTCATACTCCTGTACAATGGGACCTTTCGCAAAGTCTTCACTATAATCCCCCGGAGAATACATAGGATTCTCTGTATATTCAGGATCCATAATAGGACCAGGATCTCCGGTTGCCGCTGTATATTCTGAGCTTACAATACTACCTGTATAAATTGAGTTTTTATCCCATGTAGGTACACCGTGTCTTGTATCAATCAAACCACCAGAGCCGTCAAAACCCAATGCTCTTTTTACAAAGAAGTTCATACCTAAATCTTCAGCTATTTTTTTAGCCTCTTCTACTTGATGTCTATTATGACCCCACTCAATAAATTCCCAAGTACCCCTGCCGCCTGCTTTTAAAAAAGCATTTAAATTGGCCCAGACCTTATCCCAAATAACATTTCTTCTAAACAAATGGTTAGTGTCTTCTAATCCATCAATACTCCAAACAACCTCACCCCATCTATTTGGACTTGTCTGTTTATTAAACCCATTCATCAGTTCACCAATCTCGGACCAAAATTTTGTTCCTCGCATTCCGCCATTGGTATTAAGTCTTTGGGATCTGTAGTCTCTAGTAGGCACCTGTGGTTGTTCAAATACCCACTGTAGTATTTTGGGAAGATCTGTACACATACCAGGATCACCATAGTTACCACAATACATAACCATATCTGTATGGTACAGTATATCAGAATTTTCAAAAATTGCTCTAAAATCGTCAAAAGAATATTCTCTCAATTTGCCGGCAGCACCTGGATTGAATTTTCCGTAATGATTTCTTGGGCAAGTAGGACAAGCTGCATTACATTTATTTGTCAGCTCTACGTGAATTTGTCCTATAGATTCTTTTTTGTATCTAATCATAAATTATCCTTCACAAGCAAGACAGGTACTGTCTTCTACTAGTGTATTAATGTCTTCTTTTATTATTTCTCTTTCTATTCTACGTGATACTTTATCTGCCTTACCTATTTTTTCAGAGCGACAATAGTAAAGTGTTTTCAGTCCTGACTTCCATGCTAAGAAGTGTACAAGGTGTAGATACTTTTTGTTTACATCTGGACGGAAGAACAAGTTAAGTGACTGTGCTTGGTCGATAAACTCCTGGCGTTTTGAAGCATGGTCAATCAACCAACGCTGATCTATTTCCATAGCAGTTTTAAACACATTCTTTTCTTCTTCTGTCAGGAATCTGAGTTGCTGTACGGATCCGTCATTTGAGATGATTGAGGACCAGATCTCATCTTCTGTCTGTTTTGTTTCCCCAGCTTCAATCTTACTTTGAATAACTCCCACCAGATGCTTATTTTTATTAAGATGAGACCCGGAGAGAGTGTCTTGCCTATATGCGTTTGCCCTAAACGGTTCAATAGAAGGCGAAGTGTTACCCATAATAATAGAGGAAGAGGCATTAGGAGCAATAGCCATAATATGGCTAAACCTTTTTCCTGTGCCAGCTGCGTCAGGCGCTTCTCCTCGTTCTGTACCCAATTCCAAATTTGCTTCATCAAGTTTACTCCTGATATGTCTAAACATTCTCATGTTAGCACTAGTAGCCTGCCAGGATTCCCATTCAATCATGTTCTTCTGTAGATAGGCATGGAAGCCTAGTGCGCCAATCCCAATACTCCTTTCCCGCATTGCTGAAAACTTAGCACGAGCAACTTGATCAGGTGCCCTATCAATAAAGAATTGCAATACGTTGTCTAACATCTCTGCCATGTCACGGAGAAACATTGTGTTCTTACTCCAGGAGTCATAGTGTTCTAAGTTTACAGATGACAAACAACATACTGCTGTTCTATCTTTGTCAGTGGGAAGAATAATCTCACTACAAAGATTAGACTGGTGTATCTTTAGTCCAAGTTTCTTTTGAAAGTCAGGCAAATGATTATTACTTGTATCAATAAAGTGAATGTATGGTTCACCTGTTTCCATACGAAGATCTAATATCTTCTGCCACAGATACTTAGCAGAGATAGTGTCACGGATTTCTCCTGTATGTGGATCAGTCAGGTTCCAGCCATCATCAGCAGATGGGTCAGTCATACATCTTTCAATGATTTCCATGAACCGGTCACTGATATTAATACCGTGATGCAAGTTCAGACAACGCACATTCTGGTCGCCTGTAGGTTTTCTCATTTCTAAAAACTGTATTACATCGGGATGAGAGATGTCGAGATATGTAGCATAAGAACCACGCCTGGTACGACCTTGCCTGTAAGCCAAACAAGAGGAGTCATAAGTTTTAAGGTGAGGCATAACACCAACAGACTTGTCATCACTAGCACGAATGCCGAATCCAATACCAACCCCGCCGCCGAGCATAGATAACCAATTAGTCTCACTTAAATTCTCCACCAGCCCTTCTGCTGTGTCATTGATGTAATTAAGAAAACAAGAAATAGGCATACCTTTCTTAGAACGACCAAATGACAAAATTGGTGTAGAATATGATAACCAATGCTTACTTGCATAGTCATAGAGTCTTTGTGCGTGTTCGAGATTGCTTGCAAACTGTAAGCTAACAAAAGCAAAACGCTCTTGAGGAGATTCTTCCTCGTCACGCATATAACTTTCTCTTAGTCTTGCTAATCCTAATTTATCAAATAGTTCGTCACGGGACAGGTCAATTTGAATACCCAAATAATCTTTCTTAGCCATTTAATTCCTCTACTGCCGCTGCTACATCAGGAAAATGCTGTGACAAAATGTCCCAACATTTAGCGGCTATTTCTGAATGTTCTTTTTGTGTGCCATTTGCCATTCGCAAATCACAATAATGAATCCAACTTCTTAGTGTACCTGACACATACAATGTGGTCACTGTATTGCCTTCTGGTAGTATTGCTCTTGCTTGTTCTTTTGCGATGCCATGATCTAGTGCTGTTTTATATAAAAGTTTTGTTTGCTTAAGTAGATCAGTCTGTGCCATATTCCACCACTCAGAAAGTTCTCTGTCTTCAGTCTCAATGCTATTTTGCCTGTTCTTGAGATCCTGAAGTCTACACTCCCTTTTTACAAACTCAGTAGATTCGGCATATCGCTGACTAAACTCCTGAAAACTAAAACTACGGTGCCTAATAATCTGTCTACTAATGTCACGGGTAGTCTTTATCTCCATTGTTACAGAAACCATCTCAAATGGGCTCCAGTGGGCATTTTTTATTAGATATCCGAGCAGTTTAGGTGCTGTATCAGCATTATTTTGATTGCCTGGGTTACTTACACGAGCAGCATACGCTATCAATTCATTTGCTGTATGACAACCAGTTGCTGCTGAGGGTGTTGTCATACCCACTAAAGACACTTCACTCATTAACACTTTCTCCATGTTGTAAATTCAAGTTCTGCTGACAGTCCTTGATATGTATTAGCATTTATAATACTTTGAATTTCACCTGTTGTCAAGCCCGATAATATCATATCGTTAATATCTTTTTCTTCTATGTAATCAGGCCATAAACAGACTTTGTTACCTAATTGTATTTGTTTGTGTATCAAATTACACACCTCCTTGTTTCGAGGCTGATTGTCAAATACCATAGTGAAGTATGTTAGTCCTAGTTTATCCACTTTACCAAATGATGTACCAACACAGGCAATTGCATTGTCGAGGAATAAACTATCAATGGGACCTTCTACTACATAGATTTCTTTATTAGTGTTCACTTCATCCATACCGAACACTTGTAGATCATTCTCTTTTATTTTAAGATTTATATATCTTAATTTCTCTCCACGCATACCCCTCAATGCCATACCAGTGAGTTGTCCGTCTCTATCAATAAAGGGCAGAGATAAACGAGGCTGCTTGATATTTAGTGCTTGAGTGTATTTGGTATTGAGCTGTGACAGTGTACGAATGTCATCAACATAGTAAAGTCTGTGAAACTGTGTCTCAGGTATAAGTCTAGAATTAGCATACCTAATAGCCTCATGTTCGCTATAGAGAGTATCTAATCTATCCATAAGATTGTCAATTAAACGTGCTGGCTTATCAAAGTCAGGTTTGAAATCAAAAGCGTACTCAGGGTTAGGTTCCTTCTTAGGTTCGTCCTTTTTA